TTAGGATACTGACCCGTATCCGTTCCATGTACCAGAAACCCCTGCAGCTAAGCATACCCAACCCTCTTGCCCACCGGACGTCAGTGTTGGCCTGTCCACTTTATCACCAACGTTCCAGTACCCTGTTGTCGGCACGGCGTTATTTCTAACCACGCCGCGGAAATAACCACCAACATACATCCCTGTCGCTGTGGCCACTGGTGCCTGTAATCCATTTATATGGTTACCAAATATCTGCTGCATGGAATACGCTTCTGCAACTGTCGAGTTACTGATACTGAAAGCAACGGCGCTTGGATTTGTACCGGTGTTCTCTGAAATAATAATACCGGCATGATCTGTCGTTGATACCAGAACATGGTTGTCGATGGTAGGATTTGTTTCGTCAGCGTCAAACCTGCATCCGTTGATGGTAACGTTTCTTACAGTTGTTGCCGTCACCTGGATATTTGCATTTACTGCGGCACCATCTTCCCAGCCAACTCCATCGTAAGAACCTGAGAATTTAGCAGAACGGCAGTATGTTCCATCGCAAAGAATTCCACCGCGATACCCACGTTCGACATTTACTGAAAAATCAATACCCCATGTATTGGTTGACTGTACACAGTACATAAAACCTGAAATTGTACCGGTTACCTTCAGCCCTTCAGAGGTCAGATACGATGTAATTGCTGACCCAGAGGATACGGCACTAGTTGACCTAGTCACTGGAATGGTATTTGTCACTCCGGCGGTGAGCCAGGTTGTTCTGGTCACTTTGCCTATGTAGGCGGATCCACTGTAAAGCATGGCACCGTAAAAAATTATGGAGTCTGCTGTTGCCTGAACGCTGACTGATGTGTTTCCTACCGCAACAGCGGACTGTAGCGTAATTCCGGTTTGGGTAAATGTTTGTGGGTTAAAGCCAACCATGGAGGAAGAGTAAGTGACTGATTCATCGCAGTGTTGCGCATGCTCTGAAATTGAAGAGCTAAACCCTCTACCACGAACCCCGCCAGGGCACGATCCAGAAAAACGAATGTTGGACTTAACGGTATAGTCAATAAGTGCCCATGGCGTGGCAGTTGACTTACCACCTACTACATTAAATGAACCTTTTACATTTTTGGCCCCTCGGACAAGAATCATTGGGTTCGTATATGTTGCCGTACCGAGATCTACAGTAATATTTTCCGCGGTGATTTCAGAAGGAGCTGTAGGATCAAGGGATGACAATCGAGTTGATGAAGTTCTGTATGTGTCAGGTACTCCAGTAATCGCGATCATTGCGCTTCCATTGTCTGGTGGAAGCCTTGAATAGACGTTTCGGATATCAATGCCTGTATGGACTTTTCCTTTATCGCGCGCAACAGCCACTTGATCGTAAACATCACCAGGTTTTGCGCTAATTAGCGCGGGACACCGTTCACCATAAATATTATTAGCCTTGACGTTATAGCAAGCGCTAAAGTAAAGCCCAATAACACGTGGTGTAACACCATCTGCGCTAAGGAACTGAACATCTTCAACCTCAATATTTCGCGGGTGATGGCTATAAGTAACAGTACCTGTATGTGGGTTTGACAAATCAACATCACCACCCCAATGGAAAAGCATACCGGTACCCTGCCCTATGCACTTCCCGCGCTTAACCTTAACACCATCAATGTTCCCTAGACCTTCCATTGCCTGGCCACTAAATGCAGTTGTAGTGCCTACAATCGTGAAGTCATATATTTCGATATCATTTATTAGTCCAGAATCATCAGAAGGTTGATAATAACCTCCAATCAGCAGCGCATTTCCATAATTCCCGCTTGTAGGCCAGGCAATGCAGCCAACACGAGCATTTAATCCATGTAATTTCAAAGATGATTTAGAAATTAATAAATTGTCAGTTGCTTCCAGCGTTTCGTTAACAATCCATGCATCAGAATCGAAAATATAATGTCCGCCAATACTTGCATTAAGTATTTTATAAACGCCATTTGTTACTCGAATTGGCTCGCCTGATGAAATGCTGTACGCGTCAGCAGCAAGCAAGGCTGCTGTATCATCAGTTACCCCATCGCCTGCAGCACCAAAATATTTCAAAGTGCGGTAAAGCGTACCGTATGCTTTATTATTGCCATCAATGACTTTGTTAATAAGTGCAGATCTTAGCAAAGAGTCGCCTATGCTTAACCATTTGCCGGGGCCCACACCACCAGAGGTATCCGGGGTTGACCCAGCGTCTACGTGCTTAGGCAATGCCCCATCCCAGCGGTAGTATTCACCTGTAACCTCATCACGCAGGGCCTGATTTGGCAGAGTGATGTCTGCGCCATCCTGGAACGAGTCGACTGGGATCCACCCATACTGAGCAATCGCCTGCTGCGCCAGCCACCGCAGGCCTTCGATGGTGTAATGCTCGTTTCCGAACCGGTCAACATAGGTATTAACCAGCGAGGTAACGAACTCGTCAATTTTCCCCGCGTTAAACTTCAGATCGCGTGGTGATTCGCTGGGGACAGGCAAATTGGTAGGTTGCGTAGCCATATTGATTCCATAAAAAAACCCGGCGCGGTGGCCGTGTCTGGTTGATCGGGGACGGTTCTTATTGGTAGATGGCGTCGCTGTATTCCGCGACGGTCAGAGATACCGTGTTATCTGTGTTTGGTTTGATGCTGTTGACCGTCCATAGCTGACTGTCCAGCTCCTCTAATCGTACTTGCCGATCCCGATGCACATCCACTCTGTAACGTACTTCAGGCCGCCGTCTGTGGAAGTCTGGTGTACGTATTCGAATACCGACTCCTGAATCAGATCCGGGAACGAACGAATCTGCCCGTAAATGTCCGGCTTTGCCTTGTAAACGCGAGCGGTATTTGTCTGACCGGTCAGGCTATTGTTGGGCGAGTCGACGGTATTACCGCCGTTGTTTGCTATAGCGGGCTTCGGCGCCAGGAACGAAAACACCTGGCCAACTACTTTGAATATCGGGCTCAGGATGTCGCCGACAATGCCCTTTGGCTGGTCGAATATCTGGATATGGTCCAGCTCGCTCAACTCAAACGCCAGCTCATCATCGTCACCCAGCTTTACGCCGTTGCGGACGATCAGCAGGTCGCGGTGGAAAGTAGCGTCATTGGCCGCCAGCCAGTCATAAAAAAGGGTGCCGTTTGGCACCCTGCAACGCAGCTTAGGCGTTCCTGGAAAATTCGATATCTCAACCAGCGCCATATTCGAAAAACTCCACTTTGGTGAATGCCCGCTGAATGACCAGCAACGAGTCCATGCGCACGCTTCCGTTCTCTCCACGCGAGTGCAGCGCCTGCCGGTTCAGTACCAGGCCAACGTGTGCCGGTTGCGTGCCGCGGTACCCGACGAATATCCCGCCTTCGATCGGTTTATCGACCTGGCGCCAGAAGACGACGTCGCCCTGATAGCAGGTGAAGAAGTCAGCCCCGGCTTCGTAGCCCGGCGTCTGGTGCAGCTCAATGCCGAGGACGTGACGGTAATACAGCACGCACAATCCCCAGCAGTCAGTCTTTTCGAAGGAGCAGGCGCGGTTAGACCACGGCACGCCGATAACCCGCCGGATAAATTCATCTTTAGTCATGCGGATTCCTTATAGGTACTGGAGTCCAGTGTATTCGCGGGGATCGTATAATTTTCCAATATTATTATTGAGCGGGTTGGTCACAGACAGGGTGACAGACGCGGCATCAGCATCGATATCGACCGTCTTGACGTAAAGCTGCCACGACTTAATCGGCACCGACACATCGCCGCTGTCGAATATCTGCCGCGTGGCCGTGATGGCAGTCAGCCTGGCCGCACCCTTCCACTGTTTCATCAGCGCTTTGATATCCGACGACAGCCGCCCTAACTTCACCGTCGCGTCGATCACCGGCGTACCGCTCTGCTGGCTCTCTTCGATTTCAAAACGGGCGGGTGTGTACGTCTGTCCGCCAAGCGTCTTCGGGAAGAACTGCTTATCGACCAGGCGGACATAGCCGAAGGATGGATGGTAGAACGTGATTGTGTCGTACAGTCCGCGCGTCGGGCGTTGCTGCTTATACTCCCTGAAGCTCGGCATTACGGCACCCTCGGTAGTGATTCCGGATCGCGCCCGTCCGGATAACCCGTGACAACGATATCCAGCCACGAATCCCACGGCGGCGGCAGTTCAACAATGATGTCGTCAAACTCGTCATCGGCGTTGTACAGGTGGTTGGCAATAACGGTCCCCGTCCAGGTCACCACCCCGCCGTCGATACTGGTTTGCACCGGCATCTGCGTGAAGTGAAGCTCCTGCAACTGGAGGCCACTGCCGCCCAGATTGATATTCATACGGAACCAGTTCAGTCCCCGGTTGAGATAGTTCGGGCTGCGTAGCCACTGCTGGAAAGCGCGTTCCTGGGCCAGAGTGAAGATCCACGTCAGCGACCAGGTCACTTTCAGGTCGTCGGTTTGATTCTCGAAGATAGCCGGGCCGACCGCTGGCTGATCGGTCTGGAACCCGGTATCGAGAGTCATGTTTTTGCTGGCCTTCTGCGCCAGCGGCAGCCAGTCGGGATAGTCGATAATTGGCATCAGCCCTGCCCCCTTGGCGTGCGTTTAACATTGAAGTTACTGGTTATACCGCTGCTGATTGGCCCGCCGTTGTTCAGGTCTGCAACAATGACATCGACGGTAAGCCCACCATTTGCATCAGTGCCAGCCTGTGCATCAACGGACGATGACGTGTAGTTCTGGATGTTGATAACTACCCCTCCGCCGCCAGCAGTCATCTCCTTGTTGCTTATCACCCTGCCATTGTCGCCTGGTATCATGTACTGCTTTCCGGTACTGGCCTGGTAAATCTCCGGCATGCCGCCTTCGCCTACCTGATACATCCCCCCAGCCGAGACAGGCCCGCCGTTCTTGCGTTTGCCTGACAGTGCCAGGATGCCAGCCATCGCGCCAAGGCCAATAGCTACTGCGCCACCGAATGAAGCCACGGAGGACATGATGGCCGCAGGAGTCCATGCCGCCGTAGTAGCCGCTGCCGCTGCCGTCGAAGTCGCCGTCGTGGTTGCGATGCCTGCTGCCTGTGCGGTGGTGGATGCTGCAACCGCCGCAGTAGTGGCCGTCTGGCCCATAATGGCCGACTTAACCCACTCAATGCCCATCTGAACGAACGAGTTGACCACGCTGTTCAGCACGGTCATCCCGATGCTGCGCATTGCATCGCTGGCTGACATACTTCCGGTGACAATGCCAGTCAGCGCGTTACTTGCCACAGAACCGAGAGAGTCGAAAGCCGCCGCCGCTGCCTGAGTGGCCGCGTTCTGTTGCGCCCATTCTTCCCACATCGCAGCGTTACGCTGATCACGATACTGCTGCTCGATAGCTGCACGCGCTGCCTCAGCCTCCCCGATCTTCTGCGGGTAAAGCTGGGCGTAAAGCTGGATATCAGCAATGTCTTTCTGATACTGACTATCCAGCCCGGCAGTTTTACTGGTTTTTCCCTGGATGGTGCTGAACTTATTGGCTGCCTCTGTGCGCTCCCGTTCAGCCTTAGCCTGCTCACGCAATGCGTTGGCATTGTCCCAAGCTTTACCTGCCAGTTGGCCGGCCAGCAGAAGTTGTTCCTGCGTGGCTGTGTTGCCGAGAGACTGTTGCGCATTAAGCACGGCCTGCGCCCTGGACAGCTCCCCGACACTGCCAGCTGACAGCTCGGCCTTCTGCCTCAGCTCGTCCAGTTTTTGGTTAACGGTTTCCTGCGCTTTAGCGTATTGATCCGCTTCTTTCTTAGCGGCTGACGCTCCACCTTTCGACTTGCTCCCGGTGGTCGTTGCCGTGGTTTTTATCTCGATCGGCTTTGTGTTAGCCGCGGTCTGCGATGCTTTGGAAACAGCGGCCAGGTCGCCAACCAGCATGGCGGCTTTATTACTCAGCCCGGCCAGCGATTTGTTTTGCGCCTCCCAGCCATCAAGCCCAAGCCATGACCAGGTGCGCGCGCGGCGGGTAAACATTTCAGCGGTGCTGTTCAGATCCGATATCTGAGCATCTGCCGACGCCGCTTTACCCACCAGCCGGTCGAGCGCAGCAGTCATTGAGTCGATAACCGCAACCAGGCCATTGCTGGCTCCTGTTGCCTGGTTAACTGATTTGTACGTCATCAGCAGCCTCCGACCACCATGAACAGACCGACACTATTACCAGCGCTGATCGGCAACTCATCGGTGCAGCCGCTGGTATCTAGCCGGGCCAGCGAGTCTCGCAGCCAGGTAATGCTGTCGTCGCCATATTCAAACGAACGGGACGCGCCAGAAGGCGCACCCTGTGACTTGATGCGGCGCGCGCCAGAAGACGTAGCCATGAGCGCGGCTGCATACATCAGGATCAGCTTCGCGGTGCACTCGTCATACCCCGCGCCATCGAGGCACGGGATGATCTTGTTTACCACGCAGAGAATCGGCTCCAGCAGCGCACCCGGGATGGAGTAACCCAATTCACCGAGGAACGCCTGCACGTCTGCCGCTGTGATTGGGTCAGCCATGGTTATTTCGCCTTTTTGATTGCTTCTGCCAGTGCGGTTTCGGCTTCGTCAGCGCGTTTTGTTTCTGCTGCCAGCGCGTCGGCATGAGCCTTGTCTTTAGCTTCACCATCGGCGATTAGCTTTTGGTTCTGCTCCAGTGCGTCGGCGAGTTGCTTTTGCAGGACAGACAGATCGCCTGACGGCGATGACGGCGTAGCCACTTCGAAGGCAAGCTTCTCGCCTTTCTTCTTATCGGTCTCCTTCGCCTTGCCAGTGCTGATCCAGCGCTTTGCCGTTTCATCGTCTACCTCTACCACGGAACCAACCTCCAGTTTGCGGAGGTTGGCACCGGCGTGCAGGTTACTTGCCACGATTTCTACCAGTGCCATGATTTATCCTTAGCTTGATGCGTGAATTACGGAGTATTTGTTGTTGATGTCCTGCTTGACCATCAACCCCATTGCACCCCAGGTGCGCCAGATGTAGTCGCTGTTGTACTCCGGACGCGGAGATGCGACGGTACCGATAGCCTGGCCGACGATTGGAGCGATGACGCCTGCACTCAGTGGAACGATGACGATTTCGTTACCTGTGAGCTGGCTGTCTTCTTTAATCGCCGCTACACCGGTCAGTTTCAGGATTTCATCCATGATCGTTCCGGACTGGAAGTTGTCGGAGAAATAGCGTTCCAGGTTGGAGATGATTTCACCGGATACGTACCAGGTCTGCTCTGCATACTGGTTGTTCACGCGGCGCATCTGATCACGCAGTGCGATTGCGCCAGCGCGGATGTCCTGAGACGTTGCTGTGCCAGAGGTAAAATCGATGTTCAGGCCTGAAGCGCCAAGGTCGATCTGCGCTACGCGCTCATCGTCACGCAACCCTTTCCAGGTCAGACCGTCAAACACTGCGAAGTTGCCAGCTTTGTCGCGGAAGCCGTTGAAGATGTAGTCAACGTAACGACGCTGAACGCCTTCAACCGAACCACGCTGCGCATCAGCCTGCGACTGCAATGCCTGCGGGCTGTTGAAGATTGGATCACGCCATTCGAACTTAAAGCCCGAGTCGTGGATAGGCACCATGGTGCCATCGAAGGAATAGCTACGAGCATCGAGTGCCGCGCCGACCTGTCCGGACATGGAAGTGTGAGCCCAGCCGCGGCCACCGGTACGAGCGTAGTCGTAACGAGACTGTTCGATTCGAACGGAGCGAGAAAGCGGCATTAGATCGTTCAGCAGAGTGAACTCGGTATTCGGCTCGAACTGCTGAAGAACAGTTGTGTCGAAAGCGCGATACAGGCGACGAATATCGTCAGCTGCGTTCACCGCATCGAGATAAGGAGCGTTTTCTGCATCGCCACGGAACTGAGTGCGCGCCAAGAAATCCGCTGCTGCCTGAGCACTGGCGTTTCGCTCAATTTCAAGAGCGCGCCATTGCGCCTGATTTACCGCGAGGTTACCGGTCTTTTCACCGATAGACTTGGAGAATACAAACATATCCGCTCCTTATTTGATTACGACACGAAGCAGATCGCCTGCCGCCGCTGTGTATGATTTGTCTTCCTCGACGTAGCAGCGCACTGACTCATCGCCAGCAGCCACCTTGACTCGACCGTTTGCAATAGAGAGCGCCTGTCCCTTGGTGTAGGTGCCGGCTTCGGCACGAACGTTGAGGAACATGCCCGGCAGAGGCTGAATACCTACGACAAGCTCGCCAGCAGGGATAGCGTCGTCCACTGACAGGCAGCGCAGATAGTCTTTGTTGGCCACATACAGAATTGCAGCCTCATTGCCATCCACAGAGGCAGTGAACTTGTCCGCTGCACTGAAGAAGCCAATGGTACCCGGCGGAGTAGATGCCGCGGCCGCGCCTTCACGGTTAAGCAGCGGATTAGGGAACACGCCGCCGGCGTGGATGATATGCTTTCCGTCTTTAGCCATTTTTTACTCCGGCATTTCGCTGACTGATTGGGTGTTGGTAGCCTGGCGGAACGTACCGTTCAGGCCGAAAGATGTCTGGCACTTGGCATACATAGCGTCGAGCGCCTTACCGTCCAGGTCTGCGACTTCGTCATCGCTCATGTTCATCGCCAACTTCACAGCCGCGCGCTTTTCGCCTTTCTCTTTGTCGGCATTAGCGTTCAGGCTGTTGAAAACGACATCCACGCGATCGGCGAGTTTCTGCGCCCACACTGGCATCTCTTCGCTGTTCGTGGCCTGCTCTTTAGCCTTCTTGTCATCCGCTTCTTTCTTCTCACGTGCGGCCTTCTCTTCAGGCGTTTCTTCTTTGCTGTCGGAGTTTTCTGCCAACATCTGGTTATATGCGTCCATCAGTTCGGCATCGGTTTTACCGTCAACCGATTTACCTTTGGCCTTCAGCGCATTAACGATGAGCTCTTTCATCGGGTCTGTTTCCTTCTGGGTTGAATCGCTGTTGGCGCCGAAAAACGCCTTTAGCTGGTTGAAAAATGTTTTGAATGCGGGGTCTTGCTGGTCTGGGGTAGCGGACTCTTCGAGATTAACGACCTCGATTTCGAGTTCATCACCCTCGGCGTTAACGAAGATGCCCACGCCCTCCTCCGGCGTACCGGCGCCGGGCTCATCAAGCAGCACCGCCACATGGTCAAACATCATGTTGGTGGCGATCTCGTTGTACTTTTTGCCCTTCGACTCGCCGTTGGCGGCGATACCGGAATACAGCAGGCCGGTGGAGATATGGATCGGGTCGGAGTTGGTACCGGCCAGCATCTCATCCAGGCGATTAATCAGGCGCTTACCCTTCTCGCTGGATTCGGCGTACTGGCGGTTAACGTACATATCACCCGTCACTTTGCCGTCTTTGTGGCTGACGTTCTGTAGCCATGCACCGACGTGGTACTCGTTCACCGCCCGGACATCTCGCGCCGACACATGCTTGCCGTCCACTTTCGGGTGGCCCAGCGGCATCGGGTTACGCTCGAGCGTGTTGTAGGCCTTTTCGATTTCTGCTGCCGGGTACAACTTCCGGTTCATCACGATATCGTCCACGACAGGCGTGATGCCGCGAACCACGATATGTGGCTTGCCGTCGATGGTTTCAGTTGTGATGTTTGAAGCGGAGTTGACGACGGTCAGCACGTTAACGCGGTTGCGTTTCATGCTGGGTCCTCGTTAGTGGGAGTTTTCGGTCATCACCTGAATCAGGTAATCAGCACAAGCTTCTCCGTCGGTGGAGTCGCCATCCTGATAAGCATCAGGGTTGTGCTTATAGTCATCGCGCCACTTCACGAAAGCGGCTCTGATTTGCGATTCAGTGAACAGGCGGCCATGGTTGATATCTCTCGGCGCTTCTCTCGGAATAGGGTTGCTCACTCAGCCTCCTTAGTAGTCCATTGTTTGCGCTCTTTTTTCAGCTTATCCGCAAGCCCCTCGTTGAAGATGCTGCCGTCGTCATTGAGCAGCGCCGGGATCTGGCCGCAATAGCAGTTATACCGATTGCCGTTCTCTGCGTAGAAGTCGCGTACCTCTTCTGTGGTGTAAACCTTGCCGTGACGGCTGGCGTGCCAGGTGCGCGTCGTAGGCTTGAGCGCTGACAGCCACAGCAGGCCGGTGTTCAGCCCAAGCCGGTCAGCGGCCCAGTCCGTTTCGTTCCACTGCGCCTGCCTCAGCGCGCCGACCTGCTCGGTCTGAGCGATGTTTTTCGCTTTCGACATGGACACATCGAGGCGCTTACTGATTACGCTGGCTGTCTCGCGGGGATTCACGCCGCGCGCTACCGCATCGGTGATGATGTTTGTCAGGTCGCCGCGGGCGGTGTCGCTGATGACCTTCCAGTCACTGAACGTTGTCAGCCTGGCCGCCGCAATCTGGTTCAGGTAGCGTGGGCTGCTTAAAAGCTGCTGTAGCGTCGTCTGACTGGCGTACACCTGCGACTGAACCGACAGGTTGGTGAAGGCGTTTAGCGTGCCGCGGTCATATTCCGCAATGACGTAGTCCATCGCCCACAGGTTCTGACTGCCGCCTTCAAGAAGCTCATCATCCAGAATCGACTGCACCACCTGGAGCAGGTCGGCCAGTTCAGCAGCTGTCATGTCATAGATGAACTTACCGGCATTGACCTGATACAGCGAAGGCTCTGCACCTTCGTTGTTGCACATCATCCATGACCGCTGTGCGTTCGCCTCTCGCTGCTGTCCTGTCAGCCTTTGGTCAAAGAGTGCCTTCAGCCTGCGCTTAATGTTCAGATACCGATCTTCGATAACGTTGAACATCCGACTGACCTGCCGCGATGATTGCGTCGGGTCAGCTTTATTGCGCGGTACGATTGGCGTCCCGATTCTGGTTTGCGCTGTCATCATCATCTGTCAGCGGATCCTTATCGGTTTGCTTTACATCAGGGTTAGGTGGCGACACGACCTTGCGAGGCTCCAGCTCACCGCATCGACCGTAATGCCGTATCAGCTGAGCATTGTGAAGAATGCGACGAACCAATTCCCGAGCCGCGCCGCGCTGCCGTTCCCGGCTGTCAGACGTGCGCTGAGTGCCAGGGCGTCATCGAGCTTAAGAATAAGCAGAGGGGGCTGTAATGCAGCAGGCAATTTTAGATATGTGCTGCGGGTCGCGCATGTTCTGGTTCGACAAGCAGGACGAGCGCGCGGTGTTCAGTGACATCCGCGCAGAGCAACATGAGCTTTGTGACGGTCGCCAACTGGTAATTAGTCCGGACCTTATTGCTGATTTCCGCGCCCTCCCCTTTGCCAATAACACTTTCCCTGTCGTCGTGTTCGATCCGCCGCACCTCGAGCGTGTCGGTGATAACGCATGGATGGGGAAAAAGTATGGGCGGCTTAACAAAGAAACATGGCGCGATGATTTGCGTGCAGGCTTTGCCGAAGCGTTCAGGGTGTTGTGGCCACACGGTGTGCTCATCTTCAAATGGAACGAAACGCAGATCCCGGTAAGCAATATTCTGGCGCTTACCGACGAGAAGCCGGTCATCTGGCAGCGCACCGGTAAGTCAGATAAAACCCACTGGGTGATTTTCGTCAAAGGTGGTCCAAATGTTCAGGATAATCCAGCCTAATACCTGGTACGCCGATCCCCACGGCGCGCCCTGCAAAATCCTCCGCTCTACCCACGAAGTAATCCACTACATCCGCAACGGTCGCACCTGTATCGCCAGCATGGGCCGCTTTAACCAGGATTTCGAGCCGCTGACCAAAGCACAGGCCGAGCGGATCGCCGAAGAAATCGAAACAGCAGAGCACCTGAAGAAGCTGCGCGCCCAGCGCGCGGCATGAGGAGAGAGCGTGAAACCTTACGAATCGAAGAAATCACAGTTCACCAGAAACCTGATCCGGCGGCGCCACGCTGAATGGTCAGAAAAGACCTTCGGTAATGTCGGCCCCATCGGACCGCTGAAGCACCTTTCGAAAGAGGCGCTGGAAGCTGCCGCCGATCCCGGCGACCTCAGCGAATGGGCTGATATGCAGTTCCTGCTATGGGACGCGCAGCGGCGCGCCGGTATCACCGATGAGCAAATCACCGAGGCGCTGGAAGAAAAGCTGAAGGTGAACATGACCCGCCACTGGCCGGAACCGAAAGACGGTGAGCCGCGTCTTCACATCAAACCATGACGCAACTGATAGCCAGTTATGAGCTGGCTATTAGGTGCGAAAGCACTGCAACGTCATCCCTTTTGCCCGGTTCCTGCGCCGGGCTTCTTTTTGGGAGTTCACCATGCAAATAACTCTTCCGAAGTGGATTGGCTTTCTAATTATGCTGATTCTCCGCCCTGGCATTACTGCATTCTGCGCTGCATATCTGATGCTATATGCAGATGGAAGTTGGTATCACTTCCTATCTGGCGCACTGGCCTTCAAATCCTGCATCGAAACTCACGCCATTTACAAAGAGGTGAGAGATGCAAGGTAATCCCGTTATCTGGCTCATCGCCGCACTTATGGCGCTGGGCGCTCTCATCTCATTTCTTCACGAACCGGAAGGTGTGCAATGGCTGCTTTTAATGTGGGCGCATTAGTCCAGAAGAAGACCGGCGGTATACAAGGCGTGGTGGATAGCCAACTGGAGCCGGAAGGAGATCACCCGAAGGCCTGGGTGCGTTGGGATGACGGAAATTATTCAGTGCACGCGGAAAACGAATTACGCGCGTCCTCCATCGATGGTCCGCGCATGTATAAGACATTGGCGTAAGGAGATCATAATGACCGACACCAGCCTGATTCCAGAAAAAGAAGTGATGAGCAAGCTTGGGGTTTCATCACGACAGACAATCTGGAACTACACTAACCGGCACGGGTTTCCGAAGCCAGTCAGGACCCACCCGAAAGCGTATCTGCGGGAAGCTGTTGATGGATGGATCCTAAATGGTGGCGTTAACCAGAAATGTTCCTGA